GAGATGACGCTAAAAAAATGTTTGTAAATAAAGTTGTTCCAATATCTAACAATTATCCTTTCTTTTTTAAACCTATACAGTCTGGTATGGATAAACCTAAGACAGAGCTTGTATATAGTATACCAGCAAAAAAGATTACAAAAACAAACATGAATAAAAATGAGGTTGATGACATTGAAGGTCTTGATACTTCTATTGACTGGAAAAATACAGATGATAATAGTTATGACGGTGAAAAATTAAAATTATTAATTGACGATGAGATTGGTAAATGGGTTGCGCCTAATAATATAAAAAGAAGTTGGGGTGTAACAAAAACTTGCTTGCGTTTAGGTAAAAAAGTTATAGGTAAGGTTTTTGCAGGTTCTACTTGTAATGCTCTAGCTAAAGGTGGTCAAAACTTTAAAGATTTATACGAGGATTCTAACCCAAGAATAAGGTCTAAAAACGGGCAAACAAAGAGTGGTATGTACTCCTTGTTTATACCAATGGAACATAATATGGAAGGGTTTATAGATCAGTATGGCCATCCTGTATTTGTCACTCCAGAAAAACCAGTGTTGGGTGTTGATGATGAAATGATAGATATGGGTGCTATAGACTTTTGGCAGAACGAAGTCGATGCTTTAAAAAATAGTCCAGATGAACTAAATGAGCATTACAGACAGTACCCTAGAACAGAAAACCATGCGTTCAGAGACGAGTCAAAAGCGTCTATATTTAATTTAACTAAGATATATGAGCAAATTGAATATAATGATGGTTTATTAAAAGATAGAGTTATAACAAAAGGTAATTTTCATTGGAAAGGAGGTGTAAAAGATTCTGAAGTTATTTGGACTCCAGACCCTAGAGGTAATTTTATAGTCTCTTGGATACCCCCAAAGCATATGCAAAATAATAAAAGAGTAGAGAGGGGTATGAAGTATCCTGGGAATGAACATATTGGTTTGTTTGGTTGTGACTCTTATGATATATCTGCAACGGTTGGAGGTAGATCCTCTAACGGTGCGTTACATGGTTTAACTAAAACTAACATGGATGATAATTGTCCGTCTAATGAATTTTTCTTAGAATATATACACAGACCAAATACTGCTGAAGATTTTTTTGAAGATGTTCTTATGGCTATTGTTTTTTATGGTATGCCAATATTAGTTGAAAATAACAAACCAAGACTTTTATATCATTTAAAAAATAGAGGTTATAGAAAATATTCTCTTAATCGTCCAGATAAATCGTATGATAAGTTATCAAGGTCAGAAAAAGAATTAGGAGGTATACCTAATACATCTCAAGATGTAAAACAAGTTCACGCTGACTCTATACAATCTTGGATTAATCAATATGTAGGCTATGACTTAGAAGGTACTTATAGGGATGACCCAACTGAGTGTGGTACTATGCCTTTTAGTAGAACTCTTGCTGATTGGGCTAGGTTTGACATTAATAATAGAACTAAATATGATGCCTCTATAAGCTCTGGTCTTGCTATTATGGCTACTAGAAAGCATAAGTTAATACCTCAGAAAAAAAAGTCAGAAATAAAGCTTAACTTTGTAAAATATGACAACTCTGGAAATATTAGTCAAATCAAGAGATAAAGTTTATGAATAAAAAAATGCCTTTAGTTACATATTCTGGATTTCCGAATTTTAATTCAACGGATGCAGAAAAATCAACTGAGAGCTATGGCTTACAAGTTGGTCAAGCTATTCAATACGAATGGTTTAATAGGGAGGGTAGTAATTGTAGATATTACGATCAACAACGTGAATTTCATAATTTAAGATTATACGCTAGAGGAGAACAATCTGTAGCTAAATATAAAAAAGGTATGGAGATAAATGGTGATTTATCTCAATTAAATCTAAATTGGCAGCCTCCTGCTGTTGTACCAAAGTTTGTGGATATAATAGTTAATGGTATGTCTGACAGGTTATTTACACCTAGAGCTTTTGCTGAGGATGCTATGTCGGCTGACAAAAGAAATTCATATCAAGCTAATTTAGAAAAAGATATGTTAGCTAAAGATATTTTAACTGAAGCTAAAGACAATTTAGGTATAGATGCTTTTACTACAGATCCAGATAAACTACCTCAAAGCGATCAAGAATTACAGCTTCATATGCAGATGGAATATAAACCATCTATAGAAATAGCAGAAGAGTTAGCTATATCTACTATTTTTGACATGAATGATTATAACAACAAAAGAGATGTTTTTAATTATGATGTAACTACTTTAGGAATAGGTATAATGAAGCACACTTATTCGTATAATGAAGGGGTGAAAATAGAAAATGTTGACCCTGCTGAAACAGTTTATTCTTATAGTGAAAAACTTGATTTATCAGATTGTTTTTATTGGGGTGAAGTAAAACAAATACCTTTAACTGAATTAAAAAAAATAAACCCAAATTTAACACAGCAAGATATAGAAGAAATATCTAATTTAAGTACAACATGGTCTAGTGAATATAGTATTTATAAACCTTCTAATGATACTATATATGACAACTCTGTAGTAAATGTTTTATTTTTTAACTATAAAACAGACAAAAATTTTATATATAAAAAGAAAATACTTGAAAACGGTGGGGAGAGAATGATAAGAAGAGACGAAAGCTTTAATCCAGAGGGTGAGTTTGAGTTTTTTGAAAGAATTGAAAAAAGAATAGATGTATGGTATGACGGTGCTATGGTATTAGGTTCCAATAAAATACTAAAGTGGGAGTTAATGAGAAACATGGTAAGGCCAGAGTCTGAGTTTCAACGGACAGTGCCTAATTATATAGCTTCAGCTCCAAGAATGTATAAAGGCAATATAGATAGTACTGTTAAAAGAATGGTTAAGTATGCTGATTTAATAGCTATGACTGACTTAAAAATACAACAGATACAACAAAAAATGGTTCCTGACGGAATATTTTTAGATCTTGATGGAGTTAATGAAGTTGATTTAGGTAATGGAGGTACTTATAACGCACAAGCAGCTATAGATATGTATTTTGCTACAGGTAGTGTTGTAGGTAGAAGTTATACAGGAGAGGGTGAGTTTAATAATGCAAGGGTTCCAATACAAGAGTTAAATAATAATTCTGGTCAAT